GCGGCAGCGTCGGGAACGAGTCCGCTCGCCCTCGGGTTAGCGACGTGGAGCTTAGCTTCCCGTCGCTCCTCGAGACTGTCGCGAGCGTAGAGGATCCCACGCTAACGGCGCGGGTCCACAAGTACCTGGAGATGGGAGGGCGACCCGCCATCGACGGGATGTGGATGAGCACAGACTCAAACCGCATCGCCTCGATCGAGCGATACTTCGCCCCCGCCCGTCGCGCAGGCCCGGCCGAGCGAGACCTCGCACACGAGGTAGCTCGCGCACTCTACGAGGCGCACACTCCGGCGTTCAAAGCGCCGGGAGTGGTGCGCCCCGAGACGGTGCGGGACTTCCTCGTGAAGAAGTACTCGCCGGGACTCCCGTTCATCGGGAAATACAAGCGGCGGTCCGAGCTGATTGCGAGCGGGTGGATGGACTCCATCATCCAGGCCACCTACGCACGCCTAGAACGGGGTGAGTACCCTCCGCAGGCGTACCATGAGTTTGCTAAGATGCAAGTCGTGGACGCCGCGAAGGTCTCACGCCCCGGGAAGTTGCGCACGGTCGTGGCGCAGGACCTGTCGTCCTATTTCATCGACCAGGTGTATCAGCTGGAGCGTAACAAGCGCCCCATGTGGGGCCCCGCCAATATTGGTATCGGGGCGCCAATCACGGGCGCATACCTGGGCGAGGTCTTCGGAACGGTCGCCCGCCGCGAAACAACCTTCGCGGCGGACGTAACCGCTTTCGACGCCAACTGCCCGGAATTCGTGTTCCTCGTTCTGACGCGTCTGGCTGAGCTGGGCGCGCAGGACGGGGGGATCCCCGAGACGGCGAGTGCGCTGCGACAAAAATATGTCGCAATGCAAAACGCCGTCATCGTGGACCTACCGACCGGCCTCGTCTTCGACAAGAAGCGAGGGGGCGGGACAGGGCAAAGCGCCACCTCCTGGGACAACACCTGGGGGATGCGCGCACTAATGGTGGCAGCCTGGTCCATCGCGACTGGGCTGCCTCCAAGTGAGTTCTACACGTACAACACCGTCCACAACACGGGGGACGACAACGTGTGGGGCACAGACTCGGATCTGGACGCGGACGCTCTGGCGAAAATTTTCGCCGAAGTGTTCGGGCTAGACCTGCGGATCGAGGGGCGGGGCGCAATCACCGA